GATTTTGCCTTCCTTGTGCTTGTTTTAGCAGTTCCAGTAGGATTGTTGCTCTTTTGTGCAACTTCAGTTGTTTCTCTTGATAGATTAGTTTGCTCATATTGTTTTAGGATTTTGTAAACCAACTTACTAAGCGTTATGCCTTTTGAGTCGGCTTCGGTTTGCAGATTAGTCTTGATTTGATTCGTTACTAATGTTGTTATTAGGGTTTTCATAGATTTCTTTTATGCCTTCGGCTAATTCCTTACAGGCGGTTACTGTTTCTTTTACATAGCCACTTGGCATTGTCTTTAATTGTGTTTCTAATGTGTAAATAAGTGTTTCAATTGCGTTCATAAATTAGTTTTTATAGGTTTTGTTATAATAATCCATACCACCTTCAAATTCAAATGATTCATCTCTTTTGCCGTTCCAAACGTTGATTTCGCCATTATCAAACGCATTTCTTAAATCAGCTTTTTCCATTGGCAAATATTTATCTTCAATAGTTTTAGCTAATTGTTCTGGAAGGAATGTAAAAGTGTGAGCAGTTTTAATGTACTCTAATAGTAATTGCATTGGTGTTTTCATAGGTTAAATGTTTTGAAGGATTGCGGTAATTAAAAATGCCACGCATACAATAATAAATGCGTAAATTGGTTTGATGCTTTCAGCTTTGTAACGTTCGTTTGCTTTCTCTTGTGGTGTTTTTAGTCTGTTCATATTGGTTGTTTTGGTTAATTATTTAATGAGTTTGTAACTCTTAATCCGTGCATTGTTCCTTTATTAGTTTTACCTGTATTCATAGAATATGTATGATTAAACAAAACATATTCATTAATAATTTGAAACCAATGGTAGCAATTATTATTTTTATTTATTCCTACTATATCATTACCATATTTGTCCTTACTAAATTCTACTTTAAAATTCTTTGCAGTTGCGTTGTTGATTAATTGTTGCGTTGTCATAATTGGTTGTTTTTGTTTTGATAAATCAAAGATAGGGTAAAACCTTATAACTTTATCAAACAAGCCAATTATTTTAAATAAATGTGATGAACGGCAAATAATAAGGATAAATGGCATAAAAAACCCCCAAATAAGACTAAATGGGGGTTAAACCTAAGTTCTCCAATATGAATTGCAAATATATATAAAAAACCCCACCTTTTTAGGGGTGAGGAACTATGAACCAACAACTATTTAGAACCATCTTGTAATGGTACATCGTTTGAATTATCAACTTGCCTGTAACCTTCTTTCCATAGAATCTTACATAAAGTTACGCTTTTGTTAATAATCGTTTCTTCATCATCTAATGGATTTTGGAGATGGAGCAACTCGTGAATCAAAATTTCCATTTTCTTTCTACCCTTTAGCCGTGAGTCAATATACACAACACCATCACTTTCAGCAATGCCGTGTGCTTGTTCCCTACCTAATTTGCGATATATTACTTTAATCTTCATCTTTTAATAAAGCTAAGTCTGGTCTATCTATTTCTTTAAATATAAGTTTCTCTCCACCTCTTATCTTGCCTAATGTTAACTTGATTTCTTGCTCTAAGTTGTGCAGTTCAATTAGTTTAGTAACTAACCATTGCTCTTGTTGTATTGGTGTCAATTTTGCAAAGTTTTTAGGGTATCTCATATTAGAAAATTTTGTTTTTATAGATTCTTTTATTTTGCACCGAGTAATAACCTTCAACATCTTTTTCTAATATAGCAAACCCTTGTGAATAATTATCAACGTGCTTACAATATTCCACGTTAGGATGCATCAAATGTCCAGTGGTCCAGCAAGTAAAGACTTCCTCATCAAATTGATTCTTGGTTGTGTAAGATTGTACTTGATGAACGTGCGAAGCTATTGCCGACTGCTTAACCCTATCATATAAAGTCTTTGCTGGATTTACACCGCTACCCCTTCTAAATGTGGTATCGCCGTGAATGATAGGTAATTTGCCGAACTTAACGTGGTCTATATTTTTAATCGGTATAATGTTAAAAGTATTTAGCATTAAGATTTCCTCAATGTCAAACTTACCGCTTAACCCTAATAACTCTGGTGCTTTGGTTCTCATATACCTTTCATACCTAAACTCGTGATTTGCATCTAAGTTGTAGTAAATCGGAATCAAAGGGAATGATGCTCTTATAAATCCAAGCATCTCAATTATTGCCTCGTATTCCTCATCAAACTTTCTTACTCTTGGGTCTTTCTGGAAATCACTTAATTGGTAAAAGTCAACCAAATCACCATTGATAAATAATGAATCAATCTTTTGGTCCAGTAAGTATTTAAAGCAAACATCAATAGCTTTAGGGTCGTGGAATGGCACTTGTAGGTCGCTTATAAAACCCATCTTCTTAATTCCTATCGGTAAACAGTAAACAACCTTTTCCTCAACCCAAGTAGGCGGTTGAGCAAAGTTTGAAGCAGTACGTTTAAAATCTTCTATAAATTGTTTGTTAGTTCCTTTTACACTTTTGCTTTCGCCAGTCTTACCTCTGTAATAACGTACCAAATAACGTACGTTCTCTTGATTGTCAAAGTGTGCGCTTTGCTCCTTCATAATCAAAGAAGCTAAAGTATTAGAAGGCATCCATTGAGGATATTTAGCTAAATAGTCCAAGACTATTTGACCACTCATTGTGGTTTTGCTTCCGCCTTTTTTTGTTGTTGCCATAGGTTTATTTTAGGTTAGTGAGTTTAGTATCAAATCTGCTTCTTCTTCTCTGCGTTTGACCAATCCATCTAATCCTACATTTTCCCAGAGTCTTTTACTACGTTCTATTTGGTCAGCTATGCCCTCGTAATCAGCTTTAGCCACAAGATTAACTATTGCCCTCATTTCCTTGCGCCTATCACCATCTAACTTGTTACCCCTGTTATAAATCATTGAAACCAACGCACCTCTTGTGTCCTCATTTAAACTGTCAAGTTCTGGATAAATAGCTTTTGTCAAAGCATAGTATTTAGGTAGCGACTTATTAACGAATACATCGTAGGCAAAATTGTATGGAATCCTAACTTGTAGTATTTCGCCACGCATCATTGATTTAACCGATTCACCTTTTATCCCTACCACTTTTCTTAACGCATTAATAAAGTTTAAATTTAAGCCATCCCAGTCGCTAAAGAACTGCTTTTCGGTTACATAACCCAAATCATAGCCCAAGCCAATCGTACATCCAGAATCGCCTCCAGCCCAAATAGGCTTTTGGTATCTTTTTTCATACACGGCTCTGCCTCCAACCTCGTGCTTAATTATCATCTCAATTGCTTTGCGACTAATCATAACACTTGATTTATAAAGTAAACTAATCCAATTACCCATAATACAAAACCAATTGCAAATGCTCTTTTTTCGTTGTTTTCCATTATTTACTGAATTTATCAATAGTTGTTAAACCTGCAAATGCCATACTCATATAAAAAACTAAATCGCCTAAATGGTCGCTTTTAGTAATTACAAAAGTTGTATATAAACAAATAGCACCAATAAAAGCCAAAATCCTTTTGTGGCTCATAGCACCTACTTCATCACTAAACATTGAAATAATAAACTTTTTCATAATTAAAACTTTTTATAGTATCCAAAAGAATATCCGTTCATTGTTGCCGTTGCCGTATATAAGGTGTTTTTAGCCGTTTTAAGTGCAATTGAGCCACCAATACCAATTTGTCCGTTTGAGTGCTTTAAATCGCCTATAAATCCCAAATAAAGCTGATTCTTTGACTTTGGCTCTATTAATTTGGTAATTGTTATCGTAGGTAGGTTAAAATTGGCACTAAAACCTCTGCCTTGTATCTTATTTTGACTGATTGTGTCTTGGATGTATGCGTACCCTAAAGAATCTATGCGCATAGTATCGGAATAAACCTTTAATTGGTTATAATCCTTTACGATTGTAATTGTGTCCGTTTCAACTATGTAAATTGTGTCTAAAACCACAAAAGGGATTGAATTTCCCTTTATAAACTTAGTGAAAGTTTTCTGTTGGTAAACTGTATCAGTTATGATTACAGGTTCACTTTTGGTGTATCGTGCTTCACTTCCGATGAAAAAGATTAGAACCGCCGTTAATAGAACGATTACTACCTCTTTCATTACTTGAATCTTTTGGTAGCCTTAATGTAATACCTCGCAGCTAAAATACCAGAAACAATAGCAATCAAACTCGCTATTAAAGAAACTATCGGCTGCACATTTGCAACACTAATAAATGCGGATGTTCCGCTAACAATAGTTAATAAGTCCGATTGATTGCTATTATGTACCATTACGCTTCAGTTGATTCTTGTGGTGGATTTTGTTCTGCGTTTAACTTACCCAAAAACTGCAATAACGGAAGTCCGTATGCAGTTGGGATAGTGTTGATAAACGCTTCTAATTCCTTGATTTGTTCTTGATTAATTGTTATCATAGTTTTTATTTTATATACAAATATAGTTAAATACTTTAAATTTCCTAAGGATTCACAAAAGGTAGCGGAAGTACCACAATAGGTGGGTTAACTTGATTCTCTATTTGTTGGTCTAAATTAAGGTCTAAAGCTGCAACATCTATTGAAGCATCTAACCAACCACAAACGATGTCATAAGTTAAATCCTCGTAAGGGATAAAGTTAGCAACATCATCCTTTGAGAATGATTGACTGCCATAAACCGAAGCAAAGTATTCTACTCCGTTAATTGTTTCTTTAGCGTTACGATTCCAATGTGCGACTACCACGAAGTCAGTTAAATCACCATCTTGTGGAACGCAGTCTAATTGATTAATGTACCAATATTTCATTTTAATTTGATTTATATGTTTGTTTATAATACTTTTCTAATGTTTGTACAGATACCCATCCAAATTCGTGTTGACCTTTAGTACCATTTGCACCACCTTTTGCACCATTAGAGTAATCGTTCATTATCTGCTCTTTTTCTTTAGCAAGTGCGTCATTAATTATTTCAGTATTGGCATTAAGGTAAATCTCCATACCACCACCTTTAGCTTTTAATTTTTGAATTAGTTCTTGCATTGCTGATTTTCTCATAGTGTTTATTTTGATTCCAAAGCTACTATTTTATTAGATAATTCTTCTATTTGTGCTTGTTGTTCTTGTATTGCTTTTACTAATACTGGAATTAATCCTGCTGGTCCTAAAGATTTATAATAACTTCCATCTTCTGCTTTTTCATCTAAAACATCAACAATATATGGAAATACTTTCTCAACCTCTTGAGCAATAAATCCTAATTGATTTTTTTTATTATTACCAAAACCTTCTTTAAAATCAAATCTTACAGGTCTTAATGCTGAAATAACATTTAATCCATCATTTGAATTAATAATATTTTCTTTCATTCTAACATCCGAAGCCGATTGAACTGTTGTATTTTGTGCATATATTGTTCCGTCACCTCTTACTCTAAACTGTAAACCATTAGCAGTGTAAGAATAAATTAAATTAAATGCAGTTCCTGTAGTAGGTGTATAGGTTACTAAAACACTATCAGTATAACTTGAACTTGAAGATGAAATAAATAAAGCCGAGTCGGATGCACTATTATTTCTTATTTCGTGAAAAGATGAAGTAGAACCAACATAAGTTCCATTATTACTTATTTTAGTATAACCCCCCGATGTGATTCTCATTCGTTCTATTGCTGCCGAATTATTTGTAACAGGTGTAGTTAAAAATCTCATCATACTACCTCCATTAGTTCCGTCAGGCGCACCTTTAGAAACTATATCCATACAACGAACAAATAATTCATCGCCTAAAGCAAAATAATTCCATCCAATAGATGCTAAATCATTTGTTGAATATGTTGGAAAACTTGTTATTGGTCCTGGTAAGCCAATAGAAAATTTAGCTTGAGGGCTACTCGTTCCGATTCCAACGTTACCACCGCTTGTGATTCTCATACGTTCGCTTCCATTAGCATATAATTCCATATTATCACTACTAGCACCTATATAAACTCCGCCTCCTCCTGTATTTTGAAATCTAATATATGCAGAATTTGCACTTGGATTATTCAAATGTAATATTTCTGTTGGGCTACTGGCTCCAATTCCTACTCTGCCATTGCTTGTAATGGTCATAGCAGCGCTACCTCCATTATTAGTAGAAAATAATATTTTTTGGCTATTAGTTGTTCTTATGTTTAAATCACCTAATGCAGAACCACTTATAATTTCATTATTACCACCAGAAATACCAACTAAACTATAAGTTGTTCCTGCTATTTTATATGCTTGATAAGAATTACCTGAAGATGGGTTTAAGACTAAACCTTCATTTGAACTAAACGTAGCACTTGTACCACTTAAAGCACCAGTAAGCGTACCACCTGTTAAAGGTAGGTAAGAAGTGTTATCAAAAAACACATCTGTACCAATTGCTTTTACAAATCCTGTACCATTTAAAGCATCTTGTTTATTTGCAAATGTAATCCAATCAGCAGCAGTTAAGGCACCTCTATTTGTAGCACTTGAATTAGGTATGTTTAAAGTAATTACAGGAGTTGTTGTACTATTAGCAACCGAAGATGTAATATTAGTTCCTGTTGTGCCTATTGTTAAAGCAGCAACGCTTGTAACTGTTCCTCCTGTTAATTGACTTGTCAATGCTAAAGTACCTGTCGCACTTGGTAAAGTATAAGTATAAGTTCCATTTCCTATTGTACTACTAAAGTTTACATTGCCATAAAGATTGTTATTTGTTCCATCATAACGATATCTTACGTTACCTGCTCCGTCTGCTAAAACAATATTATTTGCCATTGCAGCAGTACCTGTAAATTGTCCAATGATTGTATTGTTTGAACCAGTAGTTATTCCGCCACCACTTGCATAGCCTATATAAGTATTATTAGAGCCTGTTGTATTATTAGTTCCAGCTACTTGACCAACTGCGGTATTATTTGAACCTGTTGTGTTATTATATAAAGATGCAGTTCCTAATGCATTATTATATGTTCCTGTTGTGTTAGATAATAATGCGTTTACACCAATAGCTGCATTAAAGAACCCTGTTGTATTATAACCTAAAGCATTATAACCAACAGATGTATTTCCATATCCTGTTGTATTTGTTAACAAAGAAAAATTACCTATTGCAGTATTTAAAGTACCTGTTGTATTTACTGGCAATGCACTTGAACCAATAGCAGTATTACTTGCAATTGCACCTGCTCCTCTACCAATTGTTAAACTATTAACTAAAATATCAAGTGAAAAGGTCTTTGCAGCAGTTATTGTTTGAGTAGTATCAAGAGTAACATAATTACCAGCAGGTTGTTTACCATTAAACGTACTCCAATCTGTTGAACTTAACTTACCCGTATTTGTAGCCGAAGCAATAGGTAAATTAAAAGTATGAGTAGCCGTTGAACTTGATATAGCAAAGTCAGTTCCGCTTGTTCCTGTGCCTAAAAATTGTACTTGTCTTGTTAAGTTATTTAACGAAGTCAATCCCTTTGAAAAGGTTGTAACTACTTGACACAAATGATTATTCTCTGTGTGTAAAGTAACTGTTCTACCATCAACGTTTACATAGATTCTAATTGCTATTCTATCTGTTATACTTAAAACACTTGAAGCTACTGGAATCGCAAAGTAGTAAGGATTAATAACAGTTCCTTGATTAATGTACTCTGGAACTCCAACGCTTGTACCTAATAAAGTAAAAGTTGTGCCGTCATACTTATAAACCTCCGCATAAACAAAAGGGTTTCCTGTATTGTTATTTACACTAAAATAGAACTCACAATTAAAGTTACCAGCAGGTACTTCCAATAAAGCAGGATCATTAGCATCCGTTATGTAACTCGCAATATAACCTGTTGTAGAAATAGTAATGTCAGTTCCAGCACCACCAATTGGTGTTTTGCCTAATTGTCTATAAGCAACCCCACCGATTGTACCTTGACTTACACTTGAATTAAGATAATAAGAAACCGAACTTCCACCACCTGTTGATGTTGGGAAATCCGCTAAAGTACCATCCCCTCGTACATATTGAGAAGCATCGCCATCTAAAGCAGTTATTACCCCACTATTAGCGACTACTGGACCTTGTATATCCCTAACTTTTGCTTCGCCTGTTACTAAAATTTGACTCATTTATAATATTTTTATCTATTGAAAAAGACCGCGTACATACTCTCCAGCTTCTAAAGGTCTACCAAAAGTAAGAACCCCAGTTGAACTTATAAACTTAACATCATCACCCGTTGGAACTCCACTTGTTAAAATGTTTTGCGCATCCACACCACCTCTTGAAACGTACAAACAAGCATAACCGATTGTGTCCGCAAAAGTAATTGTAGTCTCGCCACCACTTGCCGTGTAACCTTTTGTTTTAACAGGATTTGAACCTACTATAATCACACCGCTTGGGTCAACCTCCGTTCCTGTTGTATTGTATGCACCTGTACCTTGTAGGCTAATATTGTAAGTAGCCACATCCTTTTGTGGTGCGTTTATTGCTAAACTTGATATATTACAAGTTCCGTTAATAATAGTCAAACCATCAACTCCGTTATCCACTACAAACTTAAT